TAAATTCTCTGAGGATGAAATTATAACCTTTATTGGTGTAGATAAATGGATGAGAAGAAATTCACTTCCACTGCTACACCTTTGTCGTCTAGCCATTATAGCCAAGCAACAAAATCATCCATTTGACCTTTATGATTATATTTCAATCATAACCCCAAAGGAGGATGGGAATGAAACAAATTTATAAAAAACCACGAACAAGTGGTTCTACAACCAAGTCGGTCAACGGAAAGTTTGGAATACCGTCAAACAAGTTGGTTAATACAAACTTGTTAATACGATACAGCACGTTAAAAAAAGCAATTAAAAGTTGTGGAATGTACATGAGTAAACCAAAGTCTTCTTGGTCAAATCCTCAAAACGCTCCACCCCAAGATGTGAGTGGTACAAAGGTATGGGTACATTAGAATTTATAATAAGCCCAGCCATTCAAGAACTTTATGAAGAAGTAAATGAGGCTAGAGCAGTGTGCCTTGCAGAACGTAAAAGATCTCAGTGTAAATTAAAAAATGTAAATACGCACGTATGGGAATGGTCATACAAGTATTACAAATCAAGAGAATTTATCTGGGATATAATCAGGCGAGATCATAACTCAAAATTAACAGACCATTGTTGGCATTGTCTTTTTGAAATCAACCCTTCTTTGCGTAGTATCGATTGGAAAGAAATGATTTCTAAGATGCCAGAGCAATTGCCGTTTGATATGGCTAAACAACAATGATAATAGGTATTGATCCAGGTTTAAGTGGTGCGATAGTACATCTTGATCCCGAAGCTGGGCATATTGATATATTCGATATGCCAGTTTTGGAGGTCAGAAAAAAGCGTGAGGTATCACCACAATTAGTGGCTGATATTCTCTCGCAATTTTCAGACAGTACGATATACCTAGAGAGAGTTTCGGCTCGTCCAGGTCAAGGTGTAAGCTCGATGTTTAATTTTGGAACGAGCTATGGAATTATTAGAGGTGTTGCTGGAGGTCTAAAGATGAAAATAGAACTCGTTACTCCTCAAAGTTGGATGGGTAAGATGAAAGTACCCAGCGGTAAAGATGCGAGTCGGCAAAGGGCAATGGATGTATTCCCAGCGTTTAGTCAGTCGTTTGCAAGAAAAAAAGATGATGGTCGATCGGATGCAGCTTTAATCTGTATGTATGGTTTTTTGTATGGAAGGAGTGTTGATTTATGACATCGGCAAGCAACATCGGAGAGAACGGATTTAATATTCATGGTATTTATCATATGTCACCGAGCAGCATAAACAAAGGTAGAGAAGCATTTGATGCGTGGATTGTAAGCTATCTATTCAAAGAGCGTTTTTCGTTTGGTTGGGCAGCATTACTTGGAACGAGTGTAGAGCATGGTATTAATTTAGTGAAATATAAAGGTGCTGATCCAGAAAAGGCTCACGAAGAAGCACAAAATAAAATGATACATGAAAGCACATTCTTTGATGATCGAGGTGAAAAGCTGAACAAGTATTTACCGCTGCTGGAGAAGATGTTTAAGCGAGGGTTAGAAGAGTTAGAGCCATTTGGTATCCCTACCCCAGTTGTTCAAGATGCGGATGTGCCAGAACATTTTAAAGACCAACATAAGGTGGAAGTGCCTGTTCGATTTGGTAAAGAAAAGCACCAGGTTATTCCGGTCATTGGGTACTTAGATTATTACTTTGCAGATCGAGATATTCCACTCATTGTTGATTTAAAAACGACAAGCAAAGCACCGTCAAAATGGTCAACCAGCCACGGTATTCAAGCTGCATTATATAAAGTGGCAATGGAGAAAATGACAGGTAAGGAACATGAGGTTCGGTTTTTATATTGTTTAACCAGACAAAAAGACGATTTTATTTGGCTCACGATGGACGATCCTGACTATTATATAGGGAAGATGAAATCAACGATGGCTCAGATGGAAAGTTATCTTTCATTGTCGCCTAATAAAGAAAAACTATTGCAAGCCTGTGTACATAACCCAGACAGTTTTTATTGGTCTGGCGATGAGGAATTAAGTCATAAATATTATGGTAGTAAATAACAACGAGCTTGATTTTGGAGCAATCGAGACAGAGGGGGGAGGATGTACACCTGACAAACGGCTGTGGTGTGCGGTACTAGAGCAAGTGATTAAGGATGCACTCCTTTTAAAGAGTGATGAAAGATATAAACGTAACTGGGCAAAGACAGCAATCATATGGGTTATGCTGGGCACAAGAGATTTTGAAATGGTTTGCTTGTCGGCTGGTTACACTAAGCATTTTGTGAGAGATCGTTTTTTTAAATGGCTGCTTTCACAATATACCGAGAGAGATCTCGAAACCGTCAAGGGGATAGCGGAATTTAGACCCAAACAGAAGGAAGCAAAGAATGGCTTTATACATACAAGAAGAAAGTAACGAGAGTTACACACCCTACATAGATTTCAGTGGTAAGTCCGAGCGATGGTCAGTTCAGAACGAATTATACAATGCGGAAACTAATTCTAGTGTTGATAAGAAAATTGAATTGCCAGATACATTTACAGTGGCGATTGACATTGAGAATATTCAACAAGGATGGTTGCTTTGGTCACAAGGTGAAACTGGTTGGAATTGTGATTGGCAAGTTTGGAATGGCAAACCGCCAGCAAAACCAAGCCCAGATCACAAGGAGGCTTATCGTGTTTTAATGTGGTCGTCTAAGCTATTTGGGGAAGCTACAAAGCTTTGTAGTTTTCGCAAGGACACTTACGGTGTTAAGCAGTTTTTACAAAAGCTTAATGCAGAAACTGAAAAGGAACATGGAAAAGGCAAAGTGCCTGTAATCGAAATAAGTCGAGCAAAATCTGAAAAGTTCACAAGCGGTCGGTCTTCCGCTGTTCCGCAATTCACAATCAAACAATGGGTCGATCGAGGGGATAAGTTTGTCGAAGGTGTTGATAGTGACATAACGGAGGAGGCTTCAACAATCGCACCACCACCACCACCAAAGGCAGCGGTTGCAAATATTGAGGACACGTTTGACGTAAGTGAAGTTTAAAAAATTGGGCAAACTTGGTGGGTGAAATGCCCACCACTTTTTTTGGCAAGGAAGCAAAATGGAAGAATGGGCAAAATATTGGGCAGATATGGGATTTTCGGTCGTCCCAGTACATACAATAAAAAATGGTGCGTGTTCCTGTTTTAAAGGCAAGGAGTGTAAGTCTATGGGCAAACACCCAGCCTTGGATTGGACGCAGTACCAAAAGAAAAAGGCAGATAGCAAGCAAATTAAAGAATGGTTTACTGGTCAATACAAAGGCTACAATATTGGAGTCGTAACAGGAAAAATATCTGGCAACCGCTATGCAGTTGATGTCGATGTCGGAGAAGGCAAAGACGGTCAGGATAGTTTAGATGATTTATGTCTTGAGTACGATGATCTGCCCGAAACATTAAAAGCAATATCTGGAAGCGGAGGAAATCATTATTTCTTTAAAGCACCCGACAGCATGGAAGTTCATTCTGGAACAAATGTTTTAGGATCAGGAGTTGATGTTCGAGGAGAGGGAGGATTTGTCGTTGTAGCACCCAGCATCCATGAGTGCGGTAGGCATTATAAAATTGATGAAGGTGGGTTTGCAATCGAGCAAAGCCCACATTGGTTATCCGTTCTCGTTGATCGAAGTAAGTTTACATACGTCAACGGCACTCCAATGGGCAACGGCTTGGAGGTTGATAAGTTTGGCTCGATCCTCGATGGTCGAGAGGGATATATGACAAAGCTGGTGATAGGAGCAATTCGGACAGCTTGGATAAGCAGCGGAAAAGTATTTGACGAACAAGGATTATTTAATGAAGTATGGGAAACTTACCAGCGAAAAGTTCGTGTGCGTGGCAAAACACTCGACGATGATGGTCGAGGGGAGCAATTACTAAGACAAAAGATTAGTTACAATTTAAAAAAGCAATCTCGCAATGAGCTTAAAGTTCTTGATGGGGTTGTACCGAATACGTCTGCTGAGTTGCTTCCCAGCACGACGTTAGACCGCCAGCCTCTCAGCTTGCCAACTGAAGCTGGTGGTCGCCTTAATATAACTGATTGGGGAATGGAGAACTACGCTGGAGAAGCACCAGACCAAGAGTGGTTAATCGAAAATATCCTCCCCAAGCGTATTCCAGGACTAATTGCAAGCATGGGCGGTATGGGCAAGTCCTACATCCTCCTAGACCTCGCTTTAAAGGTCGCTGGGGGCGAACTTGGCATCCATTCTGAAAGAGCATTAGGCGGTGATATTAGCAGCTATGGCAAGGTCGTTATGTTCGGTGCAGAGGACAGCAAAGAAAGCGTTCACAGACGCATTGCCAGCATTGCAGATCAAACATTAAGAGATCGAGCCAAGGGAAACCTATTCGTCGTGCCTATGCCTGACGCTGGCGGTGCAGTCGGGCTCATTCAAAACGTAATGGGTCAGTATTCTATCACCGAGCAATATTTAGAAATACGAAAACAACTTCTCGAATTTGACGATCTCAAGTTGGTTATCATTGATCCGCTTCAAGCCTTTGCAATGGCTGATCTTAATTCTGATCCAGCAGCAGGGCAATACTGGTGGTCAATGATGTCAGAACTGGCAGTCGCTGCAAACTGCAATATCTTAATCGCCCACCATATGCGGAAAGACGGAAGCTTTTCTATTCGTAAAAGCAGCCAAGCGAGAGAAGCAATTCGAGGGACAACGGCATTGGTTGATGGCAGCCGTTGGACGTATTCATTATGGGAACTGAACGAAGCCGATCAAATGACATTATCGGACAAACTGGACTTTGAAATCGGTGTCGGAAATGCCGTGTGTGGCGGTGTGGTTAAAGTTAATGACAACGCAGATAAGGCAGTTCGGACGTTTATTCGAGCCGAAAATGGGCTTCTAATTGACCGTAGCGTTGAGGTCAGCGAAATTTTAGAGGCTGGGACACGACTAACGATACCACAGACGCAAGAAATTTTTCGAGAAATACAAACACGCTGGGATAGCGACCAGCCGTTTGCACTTGGAGCAAACTCCAAACGATCGCTGCAAAGCTATATGAAAAGCGAATTGGAACTCCCTATTAAAACCGTCAAGTCTTACATTAACGCTTGGCTCAACAACAATATGATTAGTGATGAAATCCACGATAAAAAAACAAAGAAAAAAGGATTTAAAGTAATCCAAATACCAGGAGGCACATACAATGACTGAACTGCAAATGATCCGAGCAACAATCCCCCAGAAATATAAACAAGTGCAAGAAGCTATGATTGAGTACAAACGATGCCAGAATTTAAATCAGCTAATTAAAAAGGATAAGCTGCTTAAAGAATTATTTCGGCTGGTCGAAGAGGAGCTACAACTTAGCTGCCGATTTAATTCTCGTCGGCAAACAGGTGTAATCAGATGAAAGAAATAGTTTTTATAGCAACAATTTTCATGGAGTTTAGCGACGAGGCTGTGTGTAATGCGTTCTACAAAAACTACAATTCTACGGCTGCAACGGATAACAAATGCAGCATGATAATTCGCTATAATGATCCAAGAAATTTGTCATATGGAAGCTTGAATGACCTTAACCCACCACCTATGAAACGACCAGATATTATAGGAAAAATCAGGCGGAAATGATCACTTCCGCAAATCCGCCTTACTTCCGCCATTTAATATTGCAAAAAATTAAGTCATTGAAAACATTGGCGGAAGTGGGCGGAAATGAAAATACTAGGCGGAAGTGAGGCGGAAATGAAGGCTGTTTTGGCGGAAGTGAGCAATATTTGGGCTAAAAATGGAGCAAAAATGAGCAAATTGGCGGAAGTGAGGCGGAAGTGAACCCCCTTTTGGCGGAAGTGAGCGAAAAAATATGGCGGAAGTAACCCCCCCATACCCCCTTACGTTACTTCCGCCACTTCCGCCACTAACGTGCGGAGTGGAAGAAGGTAACGAAATCGAAGGGCAGAAAATAAAATGAAACAAATTTCAACAGCTGCTAAAAAGAATATGCAGAAGAGAAAAACCTTTACTCAGGAAAAGGTGGATTGGAAACTTACAGCAATGTGGTCGGACTATCGAAGTCGAGCGATTATTGCTGCTCAACAATCGATGCTTGAGGTGCAACACGAAATGGAAGCTAAATGGGGATTTAATAAATTGCCGAAATTAGTTGATCCGGAAACTGCTGCCAAATTTGAGAGAGCCTATCAATCCTATCAGATTGCTTGCAATGAGGATGATGAAGAAAACATGATTTTGAAATGCAGCAACTTGGCATTGGGGTGGAAGGTATTGCAGAGCAAAGCTATCAAGCTGGGTCATGAGCCCGATTTGGATCGAGCTTGGTATCACACCGATGAAGATGGTCAGAAATGGGCATTTGTGAGGGATACAGGGGATGCAAAGAAAGTTGATGATGCAGACGTAGTGATGAGTTGGAATGAGGTCTGTAGGGTCGTTACAGCTTGGCACAAGCAAAACAAAATATCGCTGGAAATAAAACAAAAGTTTCCTGGTGCTGAAATTAAAAAAATTGGAAACATAACGGATAATGGGGAGGTTCTCGATGACGAAATACCGTTCTAGGGATAGCTTTATTGATGAAGCCAAAGAATTAATAAATGGGGATCGAGCCAGCGATTATGGCGATGCCTATATCAATCATAATAATATTGCTGTTGGCTGGACAATCATTGCAAAGATGGCAATCGAGAAAAATGGAAACATAACGGCTAGTCATGTCGCTCTCATGATGGATTGGGTGAAGTCATGCAGACTAGCCAATAAGATTGAAAGCCAAGACAGCTGGACAGATAAGGTAGGGTATTCAGCATTAGGAGGGGAAATGAGTACAAAAAAATCCCCAGCGAATGAGGCTGGGGACATTTGATTAGTTGATTAATGCTAAAAAGATAGCAAAGATTATGACAAGCCCAGCCATTTCAAGTGCTGGGCTCATTCGTCTTCAAACGCAGACACGCTCTCTGTGATGATATGACCGTCAATTGCAGCTTTGGCTTCCAAAGCCTCATAGCAAACATCGTAGTCGTCTTCATTTTCAAAGTATGCGATTTCAATTGCCCAAGACCCTGTTGGGCTTTCTAAATAAACTTTTACTCCCATTTGTATTCCTCCTTAAATTCAGTGCTAGGGTCGTCGTGCCAATAAATCTTATTGATCGTAAAATAATATTCATTAATGCCAGAACCGTCACAAGCTTCAATAGTCTGACCTTTGACAAACCAATCATTAATGTTATTTGGAAAACTATCAGGCAAAATGGTTTTGAGCGAAAAGTATTCTATGATTGCCTTTTTTGCGATCTCTGGTGTGAAATCATTTTTAAAACATAAAACGTCATCCTCACAATCACCAGCCATTCTTAATTGAATATAAAACATTTGCTTATCCTTTCTTCAAATTAATTGATATTGATATTGTGGCTCTGACCATTGCTTTGCCATTGCCGTTGCTATGCCGTTAAAAAACTTACTACGCAGCTTCCAACGGTCTTTACTCGGTGGTGCGTTGTGGATGTCGGCTCTAGCATTTGATCCGTCTAAAGATCCTGTAGGGATCAGTTTGGGTAATCCTTTGAGCCATAAGCAAGTTCGCTTTTTTACATTGTCCTCGCCATTTGGATCATTGCCGAATTGCCACGGCTGGACAGATTGAGAAAACTCAAAATATCCATCAATTCGTTCTTTTGCGTGTTTATGCATCACAGGATTTTCAACAGCGATTAGCGGAACATTAGCATTTAACAACTTGCTAAATAGTTCCGCACCTTCTTCAAGTTCTCTCCACATTTCATCGAGAGTTCGGTTCGGTGGTGCTTTATGCAACCACCTTACTCCAGAATTACAAAGCCGAGTGCAGGGAGGATGGGAAACCATTAACATATCCCACTTGTCCATTTTAAGCACATTCAAAACATCGTCTTGAATATGCCGATTTGTAATGTCATCGGCTGGCAATATATCGCATGACCAAACATCGTGACCTTGTTCCAGAAAAGCATTTCTGACAGTCCCAGAAGTTTCGCAACCTATTAAAATTTTCATTAGAATAAACTCCCCTGTCTATCAGCTTCAACAACTTTTTCAGCTGGTTTAATTTTTGGAAACATAACGGTTTGCACACCGTCTTTTGTAAGTTCCTCGCTTGGGTTGAATACTAAATCTGTTAGGCAGCAAGAGCAGTAAAATTTACTGCTCCCGACTGCTACAAGGTCACGAACTGTAAGAGATTTTCCGCAGCCGTCGCAGTTGAACTTTGTCATTCTAAAAACCTCTTAAAACTTTCTTGTTTGCTTGCTTGCTTAATTGCGTTGGGTTCAGTTAAAAAGCCTGTTCCGTTGCAGTCTGGGCAGCTAATTGTAAAAACAATCTCAGCTGATCCAATATTTCTCAAATCGACTTGACCATTTTCACATACTAAACATTCAATCCTTTTCATGCTGTCCTCCGATGCATAGGAAGCACGCAAAATTGAGGCTCAAAGCCGTTTTCGAGTTTTCCTGTGTTCGGGTTAAAGTTGTCAAAGATGCCACTCATGTCAGCGTAAAAGTCGCTGTTCATTGATTTTAAAAGCATTGTCCAGCGTATCGGTAGATTTCCGTTGCAGCCATCTGATGCAAGCATTGTGATTATGAGAGGTAATCGACCGCCCTCGCCTTCTGGATCGAGCGTATCAGGCAACCCTAGCAATTGCTCGTATCGATCGACGCACCACGTTGCTAGGTCGTGATTGTTACTAATTTTTATATTGTTTTCTTTTTTGTGAAAGTTTGCCAAAACATTCATTTGTGCTTCCTTTGTTAAACGCTGTCAGAATTAACAGCCTATTAAGCCCGACCGATTAAGGTCAGGCTCTAAGGCTGTTAATTCTCTTTCTCTTCAAGCTCTATTCCAAAACCGTAGTTATCGAACAAATCGTTTTTATCGTTCACGTTTTCAGCAATTCCGTTTTTATGTAAAAACTTGATTGCATCGTCTGGCGACGAAAATCTCATAGGCTCATTATTGTCATCTAAAACGTATTCTTTACCGTTAAGTGAAATATTGTTAATGTGACGGTAAATAATGTGTTTTTTTGCATATCCTCTCATGCTGTTGCTCCCTCTTTGATAAATTATGCAAAAACGCTAAGATGAATAAAATCGTCCAAAGCTTTAAATATTGGTTCGTTTTTACCTATGTCTGGAACTTCAATTTTTGCTCCATCAAACCAATCCATGTAATGATAAAAAACTTTATGAATTTTTGTTTCATCGTCTGGGTATGTGAAAACTCTAAATTCGTCGCTAGGTCCACCGTATGAAAGTTGAAGCCTCCAATAGCCTTCCTCTTGATCTGTAAAGGTGTTTGGTTTCACATAATCCCACGATAAAGCAGTTTGCCCGACGTAATCGTAAAAGCTTTCGTAGGTTGGGCATATGACATCTGGTCGGTTATCCTCTCTTGTTTCTAAATCGTTGTAGTGTTCTGTAAAGTATCGATCAGCCACAATATAACTAGCCAATATCTCGTTGAATTTTATATGAATTAAATCTTTGCAGCTTGGTTGTGTCATTGTTTTGCTTCCTTTGTTTGCCTTGCTGACGAAATTATCAGCCCTAGCAAGTTCCAAAACACCGGAACTCGTAAGGGCTAATAACTAACCAAAAACCAAAACTAGTAGGCAGTAACCTATATATAAGTTTCCGAACAGTAAGATGCTGCCGACTGCATCTATCAACAAGTCTCGCAAATTAAATCTATTCATCGTCGCAATCCTCCAGCCATTGTGGTTCGCTTCCTTCAATAACTTTCGAGATGTTCCAGCAATGAACTTTTAACCAAAGTTTATCGTCATTAAAAATAGCTTTTAAAACGTCTTTAGCTTCTCCAAGCGTTTCCCAGATTTCAAAATGATCTTGTAAGTAAATACCTTCAGCCCAGATTTGATTAGGTTCGCCTGTAGCGTGTCGGGTTGTATAACTAACTTGATACATTACTTCACCTCAAAATCTGAGTTGCTGCCGAAGTCATTTTCTCCAAAAGTTTTGGCAGCTGCTATTAATTCTGGAAAATGTTGGTACATAATTTTTCGATTTCCTACATCTAAATAACAAATAGCTTTGTGTAGGTCGTTGACCGCTTTGGCTATATTTTCAATTCGGCTGTCTGATATTTGAATGCCTGTATCTTTGATCGCTTGGTTAAATGTATTCATTTTATTTCTCCTGAACTTTGAAGCTTGTCCCATGTTTTGAGCCACATTTTCTCCGCTTTTGGGTTGTCTTCAATGTCAGGGTAATAGGCAGTCATTGCCAACAATACAAAACTATGTTGGGCATCTGTTAATTTTGGTTGGTAGTACTTTGTCATTTGTTTTGCTTCCTTATATGTGCCATTTAAACGTCCATTATGTCCGTGTTACAATTGTTAGCAAAATCCGTTAGCATAGTCAACAAATACGGACAAAAGCCGACAAACGGATAAATGACAATAAAAAGCCTGGTGATAATATGAATATAGCCGTTAGATCGAGCATGACCGACAAGCAGCGTGATTTTATTGATTACATAGTACACAAAGGTATGAATAGAACCGAAGCTGCTAGGTTGGCTGGCTATAGTTCGCCTCGCCAAGATGCATACCGTCTACTTCAGCAACCGAATATTTTAGCTAGTATGCAGCGAGCGAGACAAACGCTCTACGGCTCTGAGCTTGCCAGTTTGGCTGTCCAAACCCTCAAAGATGTCATGCTTGATCCTGACGCACCATCTGGGGCGAAGGTCAGTGCAGTTAGAACAAGCCTCGAACTTGCTGGTGATCTGGTGAAGGTCAATGAGAGGGCAATGGCTGGCAAAAGTATGAGCGAGATGACAGCCGAAGAACTAGGATCAATGATTGATCGCTGGGAAAACGAAAAGCTGAAGGACGTTACACCACCAGAAACGAGCAATAGCTAATAGAATAAGGTGATTGAGTAGTGCAAGTTGCACCATCAGCCCTGCCTCGACCGCCCGACCTCGACCGCCCCCCTGCCCATGTCCGCAAAACCCTGGCTTTGTTATTACGGCAGTCCATATAAATTTTGTGTATTTTTGAAATTTTTGGTTTTAGCTACTTGGCTCTATCAGCATGACTTTGTAGTCGGATAATATTTCTTTTACGTTTAGTTCGCTTGTAGCATTTAAGTAAATTGATCTATTTATGGTATTTACACCGCTATCGTTAAACGATGTCCCTCGGTATTCAACGTAGTAGTTTGTAACTGGAGGTTTAATCCATGCGACCATATGCCAATTCCCATTTTAGGTTTGGGGACACGCCAAGTTTTTATTACTTCTACGTATCCCCATATTTCTTTTATTTCATGCGGAATTATATTTCAACCACTTTTGTTGATAGTATTCCTTTATTGCGATATACTTCAGCAAACAAATCTAGCTGGAGTAAACAATGGCTCAACCCCCCAATTACACTCGGCAGTATAATTTTACTGATTTTGCTACGACAAATCCAAGCGACCCATTACCAGGCGTTCAAGTTGACGGTGAGTTAAATAAGGCAAAATTAACACTTGATGCTTTAGTTGCAAATATTGGTTTGATACAGCGTGACGATGGGTTGCTTGCCAATGCGAGTGTTCACAAGGATGCGTTTGATACAAATGCGTTAGCGTTGATTGGGTTGTCTGGATATACAAATAGAGGGAACTGGGCTACTGGGGTATCTTATGCTGTTGGTGACTTGGTTAATTTTAATTCAGCGACTTATTTAGCGACCGTGGCTCATACAAGTTCATCTGCATTTGCAACGGACACGGCAACGAAATGGATATTGCTGGCAAATGGTGCGATTAATACAACGAGTTATGCGGTTGATAAGTTTGAGGGTACTGGAAGTCAGACTGCATTTACATTAAGTTTTAGTTATTCATCGACGACGGATGTTTTGGTGTTTGTAAATGGTGCATTAAAAAACCCGACCGATGATTACACGATTTCCGGCACGACATTAACTTTTGTTGCTGCCCCCAGTACTCCAGCCCAAGCTGGAAATGAGAATGTTATTATTTGGGGTGGTTCACTTGTTGCTCAAGCTGCACAAAACGCTGCTGCTGCAAGTGCTACAAACGCCAGTGGGTTTGCGGATGAAGCGGATAACTGGGCTAGGAAGACAACTGGCATTGTTGAAAGCACAGATTATTCGTCGAAAGCCTGGGCGATTGGTGGCACTGGTGTTACGGATACGGCAAGTAAAGGGGCTGCGAAAGAGTGGGCAATTGAAACAGCGAGTACGGTAGATGGAACGGATTATTCATCTAAGGAATATGCTATTGGTACTCAAATTAGAGGATCAACTGGTTCTGCAAAAGATTGGGCTCAATACACTGGTGGCACAGTAAATGGTTCAGAGTTTAGTTCAAAGTATTGGGCAACGAGTGCGAATGTAACGACTGTTGCTGGTGGAATAGCAAATATAAATACGGTTGCTGGGCAGATTAGTCCTACGAATAATGTTGCGACGGTTGCTGGCAAGGCGAGTGAAATTACGACATTAGCTGGATTGAATACGGAGATAGCTGCTCTTTATGGAATACGGACGGATATTTCTGGTGTAAACACGATTTCTTCAGCTGTAAGTGCGGTCAATACAAATTCGACAAATATCAACGCTGTATCGGCAGTAGATGCAGCAATTACAACTGTTGCTGGTCAGATTAGTCCGACAAATAACATTGCCACGGTTGCGAGTAAAGCCACTCAGATTACCACGTTAGCTGGATTAAATACCGAGATTGGAAATTTAAATACAATCTCAGGAGCAATATCTGGTGTAAATACAATTTCGGCAGCTGTGAGTGCGGTCAATACAAACGCTACAAATATTAATACGGTAGCCACAGCTAATACTAATGTGGGTCTTGTTAGTGGCTCGATTTCTAATGTGAATACAGTAGCCACAAGCATATCAGATGTTAATAGCTTGGCAGCAAAGACTTCCCAACTTACTACTCTTGGCACAGCAGATGTGGTAAATGATATGGATGTTCTTGGTACTCAAAATAATGTAACAAATATGAGTACCCTTGCAGGGATTAGTGCAGCGATTACTGGTGTAAACACTATTGCAGCAGCAGTATCAGGAGTAAACGTAATAGCTTCTGCTGTAAGTGCAGTTGATAATATTTCATCAGCAGTAACAACCGTAAGTGGAATACAAGCAGCAGTCTCAGGGGTTAATGCAATAGCTTCTGCTGTATCAGCCGTAAACTCTAACTCGACTAATATTAACGCAGTAAATACAAACTCATCAAACATAAATAGTGTAAGTGGTTCGATTTCTAATGTGAATACAGTAGCTGCCAACCTTTCTGGAATTGGAGCGTTTGCTGCTGTTTATTCTAGTGGTACGTCAGATCCCTCTACTAATTTATCAGCAGGGGATTTATTCTTTAGAACTGATACAGGAATTTTAAAGGTTTATACAGGCTCTGCTTGGGAACAAGGTGTAACAGCAGGGTCAGGGTTTCTTCCCTTAACTGGTGGAGCTTTAACAGGAAATCTTACTTTTGCTGGTACTCAGACAGTGGACGGACGAGATCTATCTGTGGACGGAACTAAACTGGACACGATTGAGACTAGTGCCACAGCCGATCAGACAGCAGCCGAAATACTTACAGCCGTAAAGACCGTAGACGGAGCAGCCTCTGGCTTAGACGCAGATCTCCTCGACGGACAGCATGGAGCGTATTATGCAGTCAATGCAACCACAACAACAGCCCTTAACCTAAAAGCTCCTCTCGACGCTCCAACCTTCACAGGTATCCCTCTTGCTCCAACGGCTTCTGCACTTACAAGCAACGGACAAATAGCCACGACTGCTTATGCAGACGCAGCCGTTGCAGCCTTAGCCGACTCAGCCCCTACCACGTTAAATACATTGAACGAACTTGCAGCAGCACTTGGTGATGACGCTAATTTTGCTGCGACTACAGCAACAGCGATTGGGACAAAGGCAAATACCTCTGACGTAAACACAAGTCTCGCTCTTAAAGCAAATCTTGGAGGAGCGAATTTTACCGGAAACATTACGTTCTCTGGCACTCAAACGGTCGATGGTAGAGACTTGTCTGTAGATGGTACAAAGCTTGACGGCATAGCAGCAAGTGCAAACAACTACTCGCTCCCATCAGATATTACTGTGACAAGTGTAAAATTGGGAACAACTGCTCCAACACTTTCAGAAGAACGTGACCAAAACTTAAAAGTAAAAGGACATGGAAGCACAAATGATGTAGGAATTACTGGTTATAATAGTTCAAACGCATGGGCTTGGCAGCTATACGGTTCTGTTAGTGCATCAGAGTATGGGTTTTTAAATGGTAATTGGTCGTCTTGGGATTTAAGAAAGAGTCTCAATGGCAACCTGTATATGAATAACAGTACTACTTATTATTTAAATTCTAGTAGTACTTCTAACCTCTCTGCTCTCGTTGTAGCAGCGTCTGCCTCATTTAACTCTGGTGTGCGAATTAATAACGACTTAGCGATGAACCAAGACGGATCAGGTGCTTATACCATAATTTATGGGGCAACAAACGCAAACGCAGCAGCTTACTTTGGAAGTGGTTCAAACTACTACGATGCAAATAATCATTACTTTAGAAGTTACAATGGAGCAGCAAGTACTTTTACCATAGATGCTTCTGGAAATTGTACGGCAACTGGCAACGTCACAGCGTATTCTGATGTCAGACTTAAAGATGATATACGAACCATACCTCTTGCCCTTGATAAAGTAGAAAATATGCGTGGGGTTTATTTTAAGAAAAAAACAAGCGAAGACCCTAAATATTCTAAGTATATACAAGGTTCAGGAGTAATTGCTCAAGAACTAGAAGAGGTAGCACCTGAACTTGTTATGACAGATGAGGATGGATATAAGTCTGTCGCTTATGCAAACATTACTGGATATTTAATTGAAGCTATAAAAGAGCTTTCAGAAAAAGTAACAGCTTTAGAAGCGAGGTTATAAAATGGTTAATTATAATCCACCAGTACCGCCCGAAAACCAACCTTCTTTGCCTTATACTGAACTGCAAAGAGATAAATCAAATTTCTTAAAACCACCACAAGCAGAGACTTTTCCTGAACTTCCTAGCAATCAACCTTTGCCTGTTCCCAAAATAGATGGAGATGATTAATGGTTTTACAAACAAGCGGAACAATTACCGAAAACCAAATACACGTTGAAGCAGGGGGATCAAGTGGCACAACAGTAGGCATGAATGATGCTGATGTTCGGTCAATGATTGACAAAGCTTCAGGGGCATCAAACGCATTTTCTGAATACTATGGAGCAAGCTCTTATCTAAGCTATACGTTGGGAGGAACAGCAGCAGCTAGTCAGGTTGCTAAAATTACCTTTCTGATTGATAACCAATGGAATAATAATTCTACCTCCTGTACTGTTACAGATGGTATGCATGGTAGATCTGCCTTTAGTTTTAGTGTTTCAGGAGCTAATCCGAATAGTGGAAGCTGGTGTAACTATTGTGATGCTAGTAGTTATGGTGTGGTACAAAGTTTAAGAAGTGGTTTGGAAGGTAATAGTGATTGGAATAATGATTGGGATTATCACTCTGCCCATACATTCTTCTCGCAAAGTATTTGGTTAAATTACACAACGGCACAGCCGATTACCCTGACTCTTGGATCAAGGTATGTTTGTACTTATAATGATAATGCAAATACTGCTCGAAATTATATTGGTATTACTTGGTATAGCTCTGGTTGTGGTGATGCTAATAAGATTAAACCTCAACGAGCAAGCCCAGTTCAACAGGGATCTCCTGCAACGGTTATAACACCAACCATAAATGGATCTGTGCAAAGTTCTTACACTGCTCCTTCTAGTGCCAGTGCTGATACTATAGGGGCAGGTTTAGTAAGTAATTACTCTGCAATTATTGGCTATAACTCATCAACAAACAAATTGACAGTAGACGCAAGCTCTGCATCTTTTTCTGTAAGCAATGCAGGATCTTTTTCAATATCATAATTAAGGAAATTTTATGTCTAAGAGAAAAAACACAAATGTGGTTTCAATAAACGGTACAGAACACGATTTAAATAGTTTTTCTGATGAGCAAAAAAGCGTTATTAATCAAATTAGACTGTGTCAATCTAAAGTTGCACAGATTAAGTCTGAGTTAAATATCGTACAAGTTTCGATGGAGGCTTACACTAACGCTTTAATTAAATCTGTAGAAGAAGTTAAAGTTGACCAAGCTAGTTGATATAAAAGCAGAGTTAGATGTTCATAAAGCTGTATCGGATGAACGTTTTAAGGAATTGTTTTTACGATTAAGAAAGATTGAAGCATTATTAATAGGTGTCGCTGGTACACTTATAGTTGGAATGGCTGGAATGATCTGGCAAATGTAATGAAAGGAGAATAGTCATCATTGGGCATGAAGTGACTGTTGATAGTAACGACAAACAACGTGCGAGAATAACTGATGGCGGTAATAGAAATAATGGCTCTGGCTGGAGCAGTAGCAAAGGTAGGTGGTGCTATATCAACTGCAATCAAAGCAGGGAAGGACATAAACGCTCTTATTCCTCTAGCTGGAAAGCTGGGAGATTTGGACGCTCAAATACAAGTAGCCGAGACAAAAGGACACAAAGGTTATCTTGGGAAATTAACAAGTACGGATCAAGAAGCAATGGCGATAACACAGGCTAAAATGAAACACCGAGAAGTCTTTGCAGAATTACGGTCTGCAATGATGATTTATGGTCGTCCTGGTACTTGGGAAACTTTTTGTTCTGAGCAAGCACGAATTAGAGCAAGAAAAGCGGAAGCGTTGAAGCAAGCTGGAATTAAGAAGAAGCAAATAGAAATGTACGTCGGAATAACTTTAGCTGTTTTAGTTCTTGGCGGTGGTGCAATCGGTTTGATTTATGGGACAGCATTTTTACGAGGTTTGCTATGACACCAGAAAATTTAGACAAATGGAAAATTATACCAAGGCTAGTAATGTTATCCCTTATTATTATGACTTTTCGTGTGATTGAATGGTTTATTGGTTTAAATTCACCCAGTTTAGAACAGGCTGCCCTGCCGTCAATAATGACAGGCTCACTTACAGGAGCGTTCGCAGTTTTTCTAAATTCTGAAAGGAAGGAATAGAATGAATAAAATGCGAGATTTATCCGTAATGATCTTAGTATTAGGCTTAATTGGACTGCTTGCCCTAATTGTTGTGGGCGAGTTTATTGCTGCTATCGGGGCTGAAGCCAATGTAGATCCAGCCGTTATTGGTCTTCTTGAAATGAGCATAACTGGCACAATTGGGGTTATTGGTGGTTATATATCTGGAAGAGGTCAACCGTGATTAAAGACATTGTATCAGCGGTAGCATCTGTAGCTGGCGAATTTGTTGAAGATAAGGATAAACGTAATGAACTTAATGCAAAAATTGAGCAATCTCTTATTGGCTTGCAAAAAGGTCAAATGGACATCAATCGTGAAGAAGCCCGATCTGGCAACTGGTTTGCTTCTAGTTGGCGTCCTCTTATTGGTTATATCTGTGGTATTGCTCTTTTTTGGCATTTTATCGGTTTGCAAATTGCCTACTTTATAATTGCTTGCGGAGGCTGGAATGTTCCTCCTTTGCCAACATTTGAAATGGATGCACTTTTTACAATTTTGACAGGAATGTTGGGGTTAAGTTCATTGCGAAGTTTTGAGAAGTATAAAGGATTAACCAAATGAGTTTTATAAATGAGTTAATGGACGAGATAACGGCTGATGAAGGTAAGAAGCTGCAAAGTTATAAGTGCAGCGAAGATAAGCTTACAATAGGAATTGGGCATTTAGTTTTACCAGATGAAGATTTGTATCGTCAGCCGATAGGTACAACAATAACGGAAGCTCAATGTAAAAGTTTATTTAATAACGATATTAAGATTGTCATTGATGAAGTTGGCGATGTTTTCCCAACATATGAAAGCTTGCCGACCGAAGTGCAGAAAATCTTATGCAATATGCTTTTCCAATTAGGTAAACCAAAATTAAGCCGTTTCTTTTTACTTAGAAAGGCAATAGCCGAGCGTAAATGGGTTGAAGCTGGAAATCAAATGTATCAAAGCAAATGGAGAAGACAGACCCCAAATCGGGCAAACCGTCTAATTGAAAGGATGAAAGCTGTTGCTGACTAATCCAAAAGATACTTCTGAACTTGATAGGCGTATTGCAGCTGCAAAACGGCAGAAGATGGCTATTGAGTGTCGAGATAACTTTTTACAGTTTGTTAAGTTTACTATGCCTGATCCCGAAGATCCCGAAGACCTAAAGTTAAGTTTGTTTAAGGATGCAAAACATCATCGAGCATTGGCGAAGGTATTAGAGAAAGTTGAGAAAGGTCATATTCCTCGTTTGATCGTGTGTATGCCTCCTCGACATGGTAAATCAGAATTAATATCCAGGCGGTTTATTCCTTGGTTAGCTGGTCGTGATCCCTATAAGAATATTATCTTTGCGACTTATAATGAGGACTTTGCACAAGATTTTGGTGCGGATTGTCGCTCGATCATGGAAACACCTCAGTATATGCAAGTGTTTCCTCGTTTTCAATTTAGAAAAGGTGGAGCAAGTAAAAGCCGAATACAAACTGAAAGTGGTGGGATGCAAGTGTTTGTTGGTCGAGGCGGATCAATAACAGGTCGAGGTGGTGACGTAGTGATATTAGATGACCCTATTAAGGATGCGTTGGAAGCTCAATCCCCTGCCCTGCGAGAGCAATTATGGACATGGTTTACACAAGTCTTAATGACACGATTAATGACCTCTTCTGCTGGTATTGTTATTGTACAAACACGCTGGCATGAGGATGATTTAATAGGAAGATTAACTGATCCTATGAACCCACATTTTAATGAGCAAGAGGCAGAAAAGTGGAAGATTATTAATTTACCAGCTTTTGCAGAAGACGATGATCCGCTTGGACGAAAGCGTGGCGAGATATTATGGGAAGAACGATTTGATAAAGAGTTTATGGAAGCACAAAGGCGACTAGATCCTAGAGGCTTTTCAGCATTGTACCAACAACGACCCACGGCAGAAGATGGTGACTTATTCCAAAGAGAAAATATCCTCTATTATGACCGGAAAAACTTACCAACAAATTTAAGGATATATGCTGCGTCTGATCATGCGGTTGGAACAGATAAAACGAGAAATGATGCAACGTGTTTGCTTATTGTTGGTGTCGATAGCAATGACGATATTTATGTATTGGATTGCTGGCTCGAAAAACGACCAGTAGATAAAGTTATAGATGCTATGTTAAAGTTAATAAAACAACACAAGCCGTTGATTTGGTGGGCTGAAAAGGGTCACATTAGTAAGTCAATTCGACCATTTCTTAGAAAGAGAATGAGCGAAGAACGAGTATATTGTAAGATCGAAGAAGTTACTCCAGTAGCAAATAAGGTTCAAAGAAGCCAAAGTATTCTTGGTCGCATGGCAATGAAAAAAGTTAAGTTTCCAAAGATTAGCCCTTGGACACAAATTGCAGTTGATGAACTGCTTAAATTCCCAAACGGTCGTAACGATGATTTTGTCGATACCTTGGCTTGGATTGGAATGGGGCTAGATCGGTTTGCAACTCCAGGTGGGTTCACACGGAAAGAAGAAGCAATTCCAGAAGTAGGAACATTCGGTTGGGTTAAATACGCATCGAAACAAGAATACAAACAAGAACGAATTTTACGATTAACGGAAGGTTTCTAAAATGGAAGATTTTATGGCTGTTGAGGTAGTTTCAGAAGAAAAAGCAGAAACTCCAGAGCGACGGAAAAAACTTGTTACGGAAATTCAAAACAGAGTTGATGCTGCAAAAGGTTTTCACGAAGCTTCTTACAAGCAAATGAAAAAAGACATGGACGCAGCTATGAATGGGTATGACGATAGCGAATGGACAGACAGCCAATATGTTGCGAATATTCTTCAACGTCATGTTCAGCAAAGAACAGCATCTTTATATGCTAAAAACCCAAAGGCATTAGCCAAACGCAGAGAGCGAATGAATTATGAAGTTTGGGATGGTGACGAAAAATCATTAAAGATGGCTTACGATGCAAGCATGATGGCTGCTCAAAGCGGTATGCCTATTCCTCCTTCCGCTTCTATGATTATTGAAGATTACACAAAAGGGCAAAACCACAGAAAAATGCTGGATAAAGTTGCGTTAACTTTGGAGCAATTATTTGATTATTATATGAATGAACAGCAACCATCTTTTAAATCTCAGATGAAAGCTTTGGTTCGCAGAGTTGTAACGACAGGAGTTGGATATGTTAAAGTCGGTTTTCAAAGAGATATGGATAGATCGCCAGAAGTATCTAGCAAGATTGCAGATGTTCAAAGTCAAGTTGATTTTATATCGAGAGTTGCAAAAGAAGCTGCTGAAGGAACGATTGAGCAAGATGATCCAAAAATTGAGGAGCTAATGCTTTCAATGAAAGCACTTATGGAAGAACCAATGGTTGTTATTCGGGAAGGATTGGTTTTTGATTTTCCAGAATGTGATAGTGTTATTGTTGATCCAATGTGTCGGCAGCTAAGAGGTTTTGTCGGAGCAAACTGGATAGCCCATGAAATGTTTTTAACTCCAGAAGAGGTCGAAGAAATATATCAGCTTGATTTGGGTGAAAACTTTAAATCATATGATGTGCAAGGTCGGTTAATTGATATGACTGATCCCTACTCTAAAACCACAAGTTTTGATGATACTGATGGTGTTCGACAAGGTTTAGTTCAAGTATGTGAAGTCTATGATAAGCGAACTGGATTGCAGTATTGCATAGCTGATGGGTATGAAGATTTCTTGCGTGAGCCGATGTCTCCAGATGTAAATGTAGAAAGTTTTTTCCCAATTCAAGCCTTAGTCTTTAATGAAGTTGAACACAAAGACAAACTGTACCCACCCTCAGACGTTAAGCTTCTTCTTCCTATGCAGCATGAGTATAATCGAGCAAGGCAGGGATTGAGAGAGCATAGACGAGCCAATCGACCAAAATATGCTGCTCCAGCTGGTGTTCTTGAGGATGAAGATAAAGAAAAGCTATCAACGCATCCAGCTAATGCGGTGATCGAGCTTCAAGCTTTAGCTGCTGGTCAAAAGGTTAATGATGTTATTCAACCCATAGGTCAAATTGGAATTGATCCAAACTTATATGAAGTTAGAAGTATATTTGACGATATGCAGCTAGTTGTAGGGGCTCAAGAGGCTCAGTTTGGTGGAGTATCAAAAGCAACAGCCACTGAAACCAGTATTGCTGAAAGTGCCAGAATGTCGAGTTTGGGTGCTAATGTTGACGAACTTGATAGCTTTATGTCCGACATAGCTAGAGCAGCTGGACAAATAATGCTTCAAGAAATGTCAATTGAAGAAGTTAAAAAGATTGTTGGTGTCGGTGCTGTTTTCCCACAGATGACTAGAGATCAAATCATGGAAGAAGTATTCTTAGAGATCGAAGCTGGATCGACAGGAAAACCAAACAGAGCAGCCGAACTTGCGAACATTGAACGCATAATGCCTTTCTTATTGCAGATACCAGGAATTAGCCCAAGCTGGCTTGCGAAAGAACTTATTAAAAGGCTTGATGATAAACTTGATGTTGCTGGTGCGATTGTTGACGCTATCCCAAGTATTGTAGCAATGAACCAGCAAAACGCACCTGGCACTGGCGACCCAGCATTGCAAGGAAGTCCAATGGGAGGTTCAAACAACCAACCGCAAGTTGGGCAAACAAGTCAAACAGCACTTCCCCCAATGGGAGGAAATTAATTTTGTGGGTTTTGTTGATAGTAACGACAAACAGTAGTAAACTATCAACATTGAATTATTGAAAGGACGTTACTTATGGTCGAAGAAACGACTGAAGTGCTAGATTCGTCCCCTAGCACTGCTACCACATCGGACGAAGTTGTTGAGACAAATCAGCAAGAAACGCAATCGTCAAGCGTTGAAAGCGAGACTGAAACGGAGGAAACTCTTTTATCTGTAGTTCAAGATGCTCTTGAGCCAGTAAAAGAACCCGAAGAGACAGAGGTTGCATCGCAAGCAACAGAGGAAGTAAACGGAGAAATTGCAGAAACTTCAGATGATACCCCAATTGAAACTGAAGATGATGTTCCATTTAACAAACATCCACGTTTTCAACAATTAATCAAAGAACGGAACGAATTTAAAGAAGACGCAACACAACAGCGAAACATTCAGAAGTTTATGAAGGAGAATAGTTTAACTCCCGACGAAGCTGCTCAAGGTTTCCGAATTATGGCAATGCTCAAAAATAATCCTTTACAGGCTTATAATGAGTTAAAACCCATTTATGAAAGTGTCGCTCAACTTTCTGGTAAAGTTATACCAGACGATATTCAGTCCAAAGTTAATGACGGTTACATGGATGAAGATGCTGCGAGTGAATTGGCTCAATTAAGAGCTAAAGCTAACCACAATGAAAATCGTGTAAAGCAACTTAATAACGCTCAACAGCAGCAACAGCAACAGCAATACGCTAATTTTATAGCTAATGCTGCGACTAGCTGGGAACAGAAAACAAAGCAACAAGACCCCGATTATAACCTCAAAGCTGAAATGTTATCAGATAGAGTATCGGTTTTAGTTCGAGAAAAAGGATCGCCCAAAACACCGGAACAAGCAGTTCAAGTTATGAATGAAGCTTATGCGGAAATAAATGAGCGATTTAAAATGTTAACTCCAATTAAAAAGCCGATGAATACTCCAACTGGTCAGAAATTAAGTGGAAGTCCTATGTCAGAGCCACAAAGCTTAATGGAAGCTGTGGATCAAGCATTAAGGAAAGCATAATAGGAGTTTAGAATGGCTTTCTCATCAGCAGAACTAACCAACATTGCAAACGCAGCGTTGGATTACTACATTAACAAGGGGCAAGCGTATGAACAGTCTCTTGAAGACAAACCGTTGCTTTCAGCAATGGATAAAGCAAGCAAAACCTTTCCAGGTGGTAAAGGGGATGTCAGCATAGCAGTCAAGGGAACTTACACAAGTTCTGTTGCTGGATATACTCATAACGATACAGTGAGTTATGCAAACCCAGCTAACATCTTGAGATGTGCATATACTTGGCGTGAACATCATACAGGCATCTCAGTCACAATGACTGAATTGAAGCATGATGGTATTTCAGTCAATGATAGCACCACATCTTCAGCGACTTCAAATCACTCAAAGCGTGACCAACACGCTCTAGTTAATCTTCTTGAAGATAAGCTTGGTGATATGATGGAAGGCTACTCCAGAGGCATGAATACGTTGCTATATGGTGATGGTACTGGAGATGCAAAAGCAATCGCTGGGCTTCAAGCTTTAATTAAAGATGCCCCTACTTCTGGTACAGTTGGTGGTTTGTCAAATTCTACAAATGCTTGGTGGAGATCAAGATCAAATGTAGCTATTGCAAATACAGCTACTGGAACACAATTAATTGACTTACTTCACACTGAAATGCGTCAATTGAAACGATTTGGTGGTAAGCCAAATATTGCAGTTTGTGGATCAGCTTTCTTAGATCGTCTTGCTGACGAATTAAGAAGAAACGGTTCTTATTCTCAAACTGGATTTTCTGGGGCTCAAAATATCGCAATGGGCGAAATCAACTACAATGGGTTAACTTTCAAATACGACCCTGCCCTAGATGATTTAACTGTCTCTGGTAAAAATCCAGATAAGCGTTGCTACATCTTAGATACTTCAAAATTATGTATGTATTACATGGATGGCGAAAAGATGAAGAAACACGCCCCAGCACGACCAGCAACACAATACGTTATGTATCGTGCCATGACCACTACAGCAGTTTTAGCAGCGACGCAGCTGAACTGCCACGGTGTTTATGAAATCGCTTAACATGAACATTGAGAGGGCGACAACTGTTGCCCTCTTATTAATTTTTATAGGAGGAATATATGCAGATCGTATCTTGTGAAATCGCTTTGGGTGGCGACATCAGATCAACAATTTTAAAGCACAATGTAACTTTGGCAGAGCTTGTCGTGTACCGATACAAGCATGGCGATGCAGCCGTTACAAATATCAGCTTAACAGGTGAAGAAGAAATAGACGACCTAGCCGAGCGAGATCGTTTAGGTGCATTTTTTACAGATGAAGATGTTGTAAAGATTTTTGGTGGTCATGGGGCTTTACCACAAACGCTAGTTGAAGCTCGAATAGTTGATGAATTGATGGCTCACGGTGAAACTGTAAAAGCACCAGTTAAAAAAGTTGCAAAGAAATCTGCTCCAAAAAGAGCTAGAACTGCGTCTGGTCATTACAAAGCGGATGACCCTTCCACACCAAATGTAAATGAAGCTTATGAGGAGAACACAAATGGGTAAGAAAAAAGGCTCAAAAAAGGGCGGTACAGGGTATTAAAGGAGAATTAATATGACTGCTAAAAAGGGACTCTATGCCAATATTCATAGTAAACGTGACAGAATAAGTAGGGGTAGCGGAGAAACGATGCGGAAACCTGGAACTAAAGGTTCTCCAACAGCTAATAATTTTAAGCAAGCTGCTAAAACAGCAAAAAAGAAATAAGGAAATGATATGGCTAGAGGAACATCACTTGGCACGTTAATTAACGACTTGCGGTCTGAAGTTGGTCATAGTTTACAACCAAGTTTAGGAAAGCAAACAAGGGATGTTCTTGTTGATCGTATTCAACGCACACAAAGGCGACTGTGGGATGATTACTCATGGTCGTTTTTAAGAGTTACTAGAGATTTAAGCATATCAGCAAATCAACGGTATTATGATTTGCCAAACGATATGGTATTTGAGCGTATTGAACGTGCGGAGTTTAAGCATGGCGATACTTGGAGTAAACTCCATTATGGGATTGGTGCAGCCCAATATAATTCATATGACAGTGATCGAGGCATAACCAGCTATCCAGTTGAGCGTTATGATAGTTATGAAAATAACCAAATTGAAATACATCCTATTCCAAGTGTTAATTCTACGGATACAACAAAGCAGGGAATGATACGGTTGCATGGTATTAAAAATCTAAGCAGCCTTATTGCTGAAAGTGACACGGCAGATTTAGACGATCAGTTGATTGTTTTATATGCAGCCTACGATATTTTAGTACGGCAAAGACAGCCAGACGCACAAGCAAAGCTTGCACAAGCCCAAGCTCATTATGCTCGATTAAAGGCAAGATTAGCCAAAACTGAAACTTTTGTAATTTCATCGGGAGAACCACCAGACTTATATCGACCAAAGCAACCACCAATGATAGCAACGACCAGCTGATATGCCTTATGTGTATATATCAGATTTTCGAGGTGGTTTGGACAAGCGAAGGATGGATCTTACATCTGTTCCAGGTACTCTCGTTCAACTTACTAATGCCCACATAACTAGGGGCGGTGAAATTGAAAAGCGACCAGCGTTTGTTAGTTTAGCTACCCTCCCCTCGAACACTACTGGACTAGCAGCTGCTGGTGGTCAAATATATGTCTTTGGGTCGGTTGCAGCTGGATCAGTCACGTTTCCTTCTGGTACTCCGAGCAATATTAACTACAAGCAGTTAGTCCACCCAAGCGGAACGGCTTTAACAAGTGTCCTTGACGTAACTTTTTATAACGGTCGAGTTTATGCAATTGCTCAATTTGCTGATGGTCGTATATATCATTATTACGAAGACACCAGTAATGTTATGCAAAGAATTACCGATTGGTTTGATGGTCGTGCGAGAGCCACAATAAAAATTACTGGTGGGACATTAGGTGGGACATCTGCCACTGGTTCATTTGCCGTTACAGCTGGGTCTTCATTTAGCTCAGATTCAATTCGGGCAATTTATGTCAATAATGTTCAAGTTAACGGCACTACAGTTGCTCACACAGGAAATAATTCTACAACAGCTACAGCGATAGCAAATAATATAAATGGGTACACAAGCGTACCTAACTATACGGCTGCTGCATCTGGGGCGGTGGTTACAATTACCGCAGTAACAGTTGGCGTTGGCTCAAACGGTTATGCAGTATCAGGTGCGGTTGAAGGTACAGCAAATATTGGTTCATTAACTGCCTTTTCTGGTGGTCTTGATAACGCTATTACAAACATTACAGTTGATGGTGTTTCTATCATCCAAAACCAAGTTAAATGGCAAACCAGCCATGCTTACACAGCAAGTTTATTAGAAGCAGAAATTAATACTTTTAGAAGCTCCCCAGAATATGAGGCAACAGCAGTAGGTGAGTATGTAAATATTATATCAAAAGCCAGCGGTGCAAGTTTTAATACCAAAGCCGTTGTTGTGACAAAGACAGGCAATGTTACTACAGTTTTTGATCCTACCAGTGCGACTTCTCTTAATGGAGGTGCGGATAGTTCAACTGTAAACGGATACACACCTGGAAAGTTTGTTCGCCCAGTTAAATCAAAAATGTATTCGCTTATGGATAGTTTGCTTCATTTTAGTGGAACAAATGATCCGACCGAATGGACAGATGCTAACACTGGGGCTGGATTTATTAACCTCTCTAACAATGCTATTGGATCAGAAGATTTGAGAGCAGTAGCCAGTTACTATGACAATGTTGCTATCTTTGCAGAACAGGCAATTCAGATATGGTTTCTTGACGCAAACGCATCTTTAAATGCTCAGATGCAAGTTCTAAACAATACCGGAACTTTCGCACCTAAATCTGTAGTTGAGTTTGGCGAGAATGATGTATTTTATTTGGCTGAAAGTGGCATACGAAGCCTTAAAGCCAGAGACAGTTCTAATGCTGCATACGCTTCTGATATTGGCAATCCGATTGATGACATTGTTACTCCAGAAATAAGAGCCGATTTTGAAACAGCAAAACGAGCCGTAGCCATTTTAGAGCCTAAAGATGGGCGATACATGATTGCAATTGGAGAAAAAGTATATGTGTTTAGTTATTTTCCAAATAGTTCAGTTTCAGCATGGAGCGTTTATGAACCTGGATTTGCAATAGATAACTGGGCGTATGACGGCAAACAGGTCTTATGCCGTTCTGGTAATACAATCTATAGTTTTGGTGGAACAGCTTTTAATACTTATGATAACTCTACTGTTACTATTCAACTGCCGTTTTTAGACGCTGGAACGCCAGCCACAGGCAAAGATTTTGTTGGGATTGATGTAACGTGTGAAAATGAATGGATTGTCAGTTCTGCAACTGACCCAACAGATCTGACAACTACGGAAGAAATCGCAACAATATCACGTTCTACTTATGGTTTAGGTCGAGTTAGTATGGTGGGTTATTCAACTCATATTGCACCAAAACTTGTTTGTTCAACGTCTGGTTCAGCAAAAATAGGTACGATTGTTATACATTACGAAGGAGGCGAAGCAAGTTGATTTACCGTGACGCTACTTTCCCTGATATATATTTCACTGCATTAAATATGCGTGAACGTGACTTTTTAGAAATATCAGCTGTTAGCTTTTGTGACACAAGAGAAACATTAGCAACCGAAATTGGTAGAACGTGGTCGGCAAGTGGAAACTGCTTGGCTTGCTGTTCAGACAATGGCGAACCAATTGCTATTTTAAACTACGTTCCAATTCGTCCTGGTGTTTGGAGTATGGGGTTATTTGCGACGGACAAAATAAAACAGATCGGACTTTCGCTGACAAAACTGGTTTGTTATGATATCATACCAGCATTAGATCGAGCCAAAGCTCATAGAGTAGAGTGCCATTCAATAGATGGATACGACGAGATACATAGATGGTTAGAGTTTTGTGGAATGAGAAAAGAAAGTGTCATTAGAAAATACGGTAAAAACGAAGAAGACTTTATAAATTTTGCTTGGGTAAGAGGTTCTTACTCAGTTCCGTTTCAAACGAGTTTGGAGGTTCACTAATGTGTTTTGGAGCAAATAAGGCTGCAAGAATGGCAGCAGCAGAAGCCGAAAGGCAAAGAGCCGAGGAGCTTGAACGGCAAGCCCGAATAACGTCTGGGGCAGAAAATATTGAAGGAACATTTTCTCAGTTTGATGATAATTTTTATAAAGGTCTAGGCGACAACTATACCAACTATGCCATGCCACAACTTGACGATCAGTTCTCTCAAGGAATGAAAGAATTAAGATTAGCATTAGCATCTAAAGGGTTGCAGAACAGTAGTGAAGCTGCACAGCGGTATGGAAAGCTAAAAGAAAGCTACGATAACCAATTAACTTCTATTGCTGATAAAGCTAGGGGTTATGAAACTTCAGCAATGGGGAATATTAACAGTGCGAAAGATAATCTTCTTACGCAAAATTTAAGTTTAGCAAACCCAGCATTAGCTAGTCAGTCTGCAATAAATGCAGCAGCTTTAAACTCCCAACTCCCAACTTATGATCCTTTGGCAAATGCTTTTGCAAATGCAACGGCTGGATTATCCACTTATGCTGATCTTTCGAGGAGAGGACAAGCACAACCATTATCTTCATTATTTAGAATTAATGATGCAAGTAGGATAGTTAAGTAAATGGCTTATGATGATCTCAGTGGGTTTGTAGGCTCAGTTAATGTATCAGACCCAAACCCATATAGTTGGACTAATAACAATACTAATACTAAACCTATCAATGGTGGGAATAACAACGACGGTGGTAAAACCCTCGGAGAATTGCAAGAAGAAGGTGCGAATAACCCTTTCATAGATGATGAACAAGATGACAAATCAATATTTGAGGAAATAGCTGAATTTGATATTGCTGATTTTTGGAATAACCTATTCCCAACATGGTCTTGGGATGGCAGCGGTGGATTAGGTACTTCAGATTTGCCAGCTGGAAATTCTGTTACTGGTGATCCAATCGGGGTAAGCACTCTTCCTCCAAATGGGTATGTTGGCACGATTACTGGGGAAGAATTTCAAGAGGAAAATAACTTTTACCCATACGCTGAATTTGATGAAAGTATGGCTGGTAGTAATGATGGTGCAGTAATAGTTGAAGATGCAACAGGAATGAACAACGATAACACGGAAACTGGTGGAGTTGTGTATTCTGATGTTAACCCAGAAGATGTAGATAATGATGGCGTTACAGATCCACCTGTTATAGTTGACCCACCTGTTATAGTTGACCCTCCTCCTGATAATGGTGGTGCAAGCGTTCCATCAGTAGTGGACGGATTGCTAGAAGCAATAGCCGAAAGAGATGCAGCTTTGTCGAGAAAACAAGGCTCATTGTCTGACAGATATGCAGAATTTGGTGACAGCTATATTACGAATTTAAACGATGCTTATACTGGTTTGGCAACTGGAGATTACGATAGCGAGTACGAAGCTGCAAAAGCAAGTATTTGGAATAATATTAAGGCTCAAGGGTTGCTCGATCAAACCGATGTTGACGCAAGATTAGGTAAAGTTAATGACGCTTATGGAGCAAAAGATGAAACAATTAATACATTAGCAAATGCTTTTACAAGTGGTATTCAAGGTCAACTTGGAGGAACTTACGACAGCACTTTAAGCGGTTTAAATGCGTTAGCCGTGGATGGATCAAGCCCAGAAGATTATATAAATCAGACGCAAGCTATTAACTCGTTTGATGTCATTACTCCTTTTAACGAATACAGTTCAGTCACCCCAAACGAAGCTGATTTTGACGACATAAATGCGTTTGAGGGTTTCGATCAATATTTTGGTGAAGATGATTTATCAACGGCTTTTGACGAAAGTGAAAACAATGTTCAAGCCGTAGCAGCCTCTCCAGGCTATGAAGGTTCTGGTTCAACCATATCAGCTGCCGATGCCATAAAATCTGGTGGTCGTGATCCGTTCGAGGAAGCAACAAAAACTTCAACAATGAAATCCCCATTTGGGTCTAGCGTAAGGATGATAGCATAATGTGTAATCCAATTTTATTAGGTGGGGCTGCTCAACTTGCTGGCATCGGTATGCAAAACCGATCAGCACAAAAAGCCCAGCAATCAAGATCAGCATATCTTGGCGATGAACGTGAACGGCAAAAAGGGTTCGAGGGTGCTGCTAGGGAAAGCCAAGAAGCAGCAACAGGTATGTTTGGCAGAGGTAACTTTGATGCTGGGACAATGGGTACAACACAAGCTCTAGGGGATCGCTACGCAGCAATGAAGTCAAGAGCTATGCCAATGAAAGTGCCGACACAAGGCGGTGTTCCCTCGATCATTGCTAATGCGGTGATGACTGAACAGGCTAACGCTGCTGCCAAAGCTGCAAGTCAGAGAGCAAAGCTGGCTAAACTTAATTCATTTTCAGATTATCTCAGTTCAACTTTAACTCCAGCATTGTCTAGTTCGGCAATGGATACTCAAACACAGGGAGCTTTTATGCAGGGTTCAGCCAACGTTCTCGGATCAGAACTTAATGCTGCAAATGCAAAAGCATATAACCCACTTGCCCAAGCTTTGCAGCTAGGCGGTCAAACAGCCGTTGGGTACGGAATGATGAAACCAAAATAAGTAAGGTGCAACATGGCGACTAATCCATATCAATTCGATCCTTTTCTCCAACAAGCCTTTGGTAATTTATCAAATGCCCTGCTCGGCAGTGCGTCCAATGATGCGGATATAGCTTTAGGGACGGCAAGAAAAGCACAGGCAGAAAATAGTTTGCAAGCAGCTTTAGCAAATGAAGCATTGGCTAGAGGTAGAAATGCAGAAGCAATGAAAGCAGAAAAGTTTAACGAAAATGCTGAACTTTATGGGGATAGTATTTATAACCAACAGCGGAAAATGAAACAGCTGTTTCCAAGTACAAATCCACAATTAGGCGGTAGTGTTGTTCCAGGTGGTTCAACTGGATTTGTTCGACCAAATGTAATGGCAGATATATTACTTGCTACTGGTGCAAATGACTTAGCAAATTCAACTGCAACTCTTGATGGAAACGTAAGAGATGAACGCAAATCAAGATTAGTTGAAAGTTTAATAACAAGCGGTGATCCAGCTAAAATGCGACAAGGATTTGCTTTAAGCGGTAATAATCCAGGTAAATATTACGATGAAGGTTTTGCAAATACAGAATTAACTCAAAACAATGCGACTGACATATCAAAAGCCAATATTGAAGCAACAAACAAACTTGAATTGGCAGACCTAGAACTGGCAGCAGCGATAAAAATGGACACTGCTAAACACAATACTGACATTTTTATTGAAGCAAAAAAGAGAATATCGGAAGCAAAAATAGCAGCAGCAAATGCTACAAGTAAGGAAGAAATAGCTGAAATGGAAGCTGAACTTGCAGATGCAACGGCTCGATATAAAGTAGATCAACAGCATATTGCCGACATCGCACAGGCAGAAGGAATTGAGGCAACCAAACGATACGAGTTTGATAATAGAACAATAACGGTTTCAGTTAATAAAAATCAAAGAGTTGTAGTTGATCCAACAACAGGAGCAAAACTTAATTTAACAGCAAACGCAGATGGATATTTCGTTATGGATGGCATGAAAGACGAAGGTGATGATGCTATTTTAACTATAGGTAAAAAAGATGTGTATGTACCAAGTGCTGTTGCTATAGAAATAGGTGCTACATTTGATGAGCAAACTAAAAAATGGACATTCCCAACTGGAGAGCAAACAGGCGGTACTGCTACTACGGCTTTAGTTAGAGGTACGGATAGTAAAGACAACGCATCAAGTTCTGGCGGAGATAGAAATAATATTTCTACGGCTGATGATAATTTAATGTTATCGGTTATAGATAGCAGACTTAATACGGAAAGCCCAACATACAAACGAGCATTTAATCAAGTTCCAGAAGGAGTTATGAACTTTCTTCGCAATGAAATCGTAACAAAAGCAACTATAGATTTAGGAAATCAAAATGGGAAAAGTGGTAGGTTAGCTGCTCAAGACGCATTACGACCATATTTAAGGGGCGATGTTGTTATGAGCCGTGAAGGTTTTGATTTTGGCATACCAGCTTATATGTATGAGTTTGCAAGAAATAAAATAGCTGATGGCACAGTTTTAGAAACTGGATCAAATGGGGAGCAAATAGAAGTAACTGTTGATCGAGATTATATTATAAGTAGTTTTGTAGAAGTTAATTATACATACAAACAAGCAAGTAAAATTGCTAATATGTTAGGTCTATAGAATAATGGGGTTATTTACTTCAGATAACTTTCGCTCAATAGATGAGGAGCTTCCAAAACCTAAATTAAAAGGCTTGTTTCAGCATTTACCGTCCAACAATGAACAAATAAACCAGTCCACAGATGGTTCTCCCTCGTTCCCAGCTGGCAACAGCCAGACGTTTCCTCCCAGTGTGTCTAGCGAGGCGGTTAGCCCAATGATCCCTCCTGTTTCCACGCTGGGGACACCACCAGAAGCAGATCGTTTTGTTCCCCCGCAATTTAAAGTTCCGGAACTAGAAACATGGGCTGATTTAAGATCTTTGGGGTTTGGAGGGTTGCCAAATGTTGACATGACGGAGCAGCAATCCTTAGTTCCAAATATTAATCCACAAACTTCTGGTCTTACTAATAGAAATGGTAAATTTTATTTTACTCCAAAACAAAGAGCTTTTGGTTCTGCCTTTAAAAATATGACAAGCGAAATATCCAGAGTTGAATACAACCAAAGAGCTAGAGATGCCAACAATTTTAAAGCTGCGTCAAATGCGTTATCCAGAGGAACGATTGAAGCAAAGAAAGGTTTATCTCTTTTATCTACTTTTGTTGGTGGTGATGTCCGATCGGCTGCAAAAAACATAGCTGAATATAATAGAATTACACCAGCAAGACCCCCAGAAGTAAATGCTGGTTTAGAACGAATAATGAAATCCGAAACCTGGACAGAAGCATTAGTAAATATTGTTCAAGAGCCAAGAGCATCAATATACGTTTTTGGAGAAAGTTTACCTCGGTCAGCAGCTTCTTTAGGAGTTTTTACTTTTGGAGCATTGGCTGGTCAACCTATTGCTGGTGCTGCTGGTGCTGGATTAATGACTTATTCCACTACATTTGCTTCTTCAATGTTAGAAGAATTACAAAAAACTGGAATAGATATTAATAACGACGAAGCAGTTATGTTAGTATTGCAAGATCAAGATTTTTGGGATGAATTTCGAGGAAAAGCTAATCAATACGCTATTCCGATTGCAGTCTTTGATGCGTTATCTATGGGGTTTGCTGGCAAGCTTCTACAAATGGCACCAAAAGGTGTTACGAGCAAAGCAATAGCTTCCGTAGGTGAAGTTGTTCAACAAGGTGGGTTCGGGGCAGCTGGAGAATATGTTGCTCAAAAAACGCAAGAGAGATTTGGCAATCGACCCGAAGGAGTTAATAAGGGCGAAGTAATGCTTGAAGGTTTGCTTGAGTTAATTCTCGGACCAGTAGAAATAACAGCTGCTGTTGCTGGTGCTAATGCCCAAGCGAAGCAAGAAAAACAAACCAAACAGGCTAGAAGCGATTTTATTGATGATCGAATAGCACAGATGACTGCGATTAAAGATTTAGATGGTAGCAATTACTCCGCTGCTTCACCAAACGTAAGTATGTTTTCTTCCTCACCAGTTGGCAATATTGATAACTCTCCCTCGCTCAATATTCCCCAGAATAACGACACTTTATTCAAAGCTGGTGACAACTCTGCCCAGCCTACGGTTGAAAAAACCTCTCCACAGTCTCCAACCGAAGCTGGGCAAACTTTTCCTGAACCAAGTAAAGGTGGTGGGTATAATATTCAAACTGATGTAAAGCCAGAGAATATTATAGGCGATCCTAAAGCTAATATAAAGCTTATACAAATTGCCGAGAATAAATGGATTGGGGAGTTAGGGTATCGGGTGGAAAACATCTTAGATGACAATAATGAACCTGTAAATTTTGGGTTTCCATTAACGAAATGGTCAAAACAATATTCCTCTAAGGAAGAAGCTATACAATCTATAATCCAAGACGCAAGACCAAGATATAAAGAAAAATTAGCTAGATACGAAGCAAAAAAAATCAAAATCAGTCCTGAAGATAATAAAGCAAATATT